AAAATATTATTTATTAAGCGTAAGTGATTCCATTGTAACACTCAAATGATACTGAGATTGTGTTTGGGTCACCCTCAGCAAATGATGCTGTGCAGATACAAGTATCAAATGTAGCTGTGGTGTCTCCATCATCATCACCAACTGCATCACCATCAACCTCAAAAACAATGTTGATTGCATATTCATCTGTTGACACTGTGCTTGATACTGATGTATTTGAAGAATAAACATTTGTTTTATTGATAAAGTCCAGAACAGAGCCAGCAGTAGCAGATGTAAACTGTCTCATGTAGATTGTGAATGAGCCAGTTAATGGCTGATCATCACCCTTTCTGACACTGCCTATGGTGCCTCTGTCTCTTATGATTGTTCGATCTGCTTTGGTTTGCTCAAATGAAAAATTGCCCTCTTCATATGCTACCTCCAAAGAAACTGGTGTTGGTGATGTGCCATCTTTGAGAGTGATCTTGCCATCTCGACGGACTTTTGGTGCTGTTGAATATGCCATGTTGGCCTCCAAATATTATGTTGATGATAATGTGTGTAAAACTGAAAATTCAATATTATGTATAGCATATTCCAAAGTTTGTTGCACTACTCTAGTTGATCGTACATATCGTATTTGGATATCTGCAGTATACGATGACAGACATGCTCTGATAACATCTTCCTCGGCATCAAGTGCTGCATCATAGTCTGTTGGATACATGTCTTTAGGCCTCAAGCGATATGCAAAAGAGACATTGACAATGCTTTGCATCATTGGGCCTACTCTCCTCTGTCTCTCACCTGAGTCTTGTGATGATTTGACATCGACAGTGAAGCCCTTGTGAGCCAATGTGTTGGCAACTCTGCCAAAATACTGAGGAGGCATTTTGACCAAGTTAAACCCAGACAAGGCATCAACCTTGGCAGCAATCAGAGATCTAACCTGTGCAAAAGATTGACTCATCTGCCGTATCTCCTACGTTTGTACATATATGGCCCTGGTCTGTTAAGATATATTGCTGGCTGCCCTGCTGTGCGTTTATCGGCATCATCTGGCTTGCCCTCATGCCCCTCATCATATACAAAGTTGATAATAGAGTATTCATCTTGATACAAACGGTAATGCTCTTGTGCTAGTTCGAGATATCGAGAGCCAGCACCTTGTGACATGCCAGAGTGGAAGTCTCTAAAAATCAAATACAATGTGAGATGTCTGTGACTCTCTGCAAATGACTCTGGAGATGTGATCAAATACTCATACCCTTTGCCCTGGTTGCGTAATCTTCTAAGAATCGTAAACCAAGCAGAGTCAAGATATTGCTGGTATGATGTCAATGTTGATGGTCTCAGATTTGAGAGATCTGTGTAAACCTCCTCAAGATCTGCATCCGTTATGACAGGATACAAACGTCTCAATACAACTGCTGCCATTCTACGAAACACAAAGACACTGCCAGAAATGGTCACATTGTACTCTTGCACATAACCCTCACCCAATTGCAATGTTGATGCCAATTGAGCAGGTGTGTGGGCATACTGTACTGACCCATCACCAAGAATGGTGCAAGCACCTGCCTCAACAACCATGCCCCCTACTGGTTTGAGCAGTGTATATGTTGCTGAGGTAGGAGTTATCTGAGCACCGTTGTGATAGATTTCAAGCAATGTGTTTTGTGCTTTGCCTCTCTCAAGCAACTCAGTGACTCTGACTCTTGCTGTATATGGTGTATCTGTAGCCATACATTATGCCTGTTGGAATAATACAGCCCATGATGAGCCATCACAAACTACACATGCTGCTTTTCCAGCTGCCAAACCAGCACCACCTATGATTGGATTGCCATCTGCATCCTGTATTACAAATGCGTGACCAGAATCAGCAGAGTTTTTAAACCAAAACAAAGCACCATTTCTTTTTGCTGGAACTTTGATTGTTGCTGATGAGCCCTTTTGATTGTCTATGATTTGATATTGTGCATCTTTGTATGTCAAATCCTTGTCTGCACTAATCTCCTCAATATTGATTCCATTTTTGTACTCAAAATGTCTTGCCACTTTGAATGCTTGTGCTGAGTTATAATCTGATGCCATGCTAACCTCCTGTTGGTTTATTATAAAAATTTATGGCTGTTGTTGTTGTAAGATTTGTGTTTATAAAAAAGTATTATTTTTTCTTTGCATTTGATTTTTGTATGTGTTTTCTGACTTGATTTTGTGCATCTCGAAATGAGATATTTTTGCCTGACTTTTGAGATTGCTCCATCAGTCGTTTTGCTGTGCGATCAAATGCTTTTTTGTCATTATCATAACTCATAGTGTTTGACTCCATTATCAACGACATCATTAGTAGCTGTTTGCATATCTGTTAATAAATCTTTGAGACCCTTAAGTTTTGCAGCCACCTCAGGTATGTGCTGAGATCTGGTGTGTCTCTCAATACGTCGTTGTATCTCTGCCTCTTTGCGTTGTAAAAATTGTTTGTGTGGTATCCTCAAAGCACCTGATTGCATTAACTCCAATCTCCATTGTGCAAAAGCATCTGAGTCAAATGTGATAACTAACTCACCACCTAGACTTTCTAAATTTGCAAATTTTGTTGACCAATACTGGCCCCCTCTTGCTGGATATGATCTTAAATAGTCATGTTGACTTGGATGCAGTACAGTGATGCCATTATCTTGCAATCTCACTCTTGCCATGCTTGAGTCTGGATTTGCTTTGTAACCTCTTGAGCCATTTACACCAGGTGTCTCACGATGTGTTTGTAAGTCTGGCAGCCATACAGGTTTTTTGTCTTTTTTCTTGCTCTTAGTGTTAACTACATCAAAATAGTACAATTCCCAATTCTTTGGGTGATGCTTATAAAAAAATCTATTGTTTGATCTTGTTGGTATGACTATTGATGCTTGTTGCTGTTGTTGCCACGGTTGTGCTATATTCTCAAATTTCATGTCGTTTCCTTTTGATTTATGGTTGTATGTCGATTCCCTGGAAAACTGCCCAAGGGGATGACCAGGAACCGACATGAAAAAGCCAGCCCCTTAGTCAGAAAGATTAAATCTTTTTTTAAGCGTCTGATTTAATGAGTACACCTCTATCATCATCAATGACAGAGAGGCCAAGATATGCATGTCCAATGATAGATGTGATAGCCTTTGCACCATCACGCTCCATCTCAACGAGAACCTTGCCCATAGCCATTGATTGTGCAGCACCTGGCAAAGAGGCAGGAACACCATCAGCATAAGCAAGAGCACCAACACCAAACATGGCAGACAAGTATGCACCTCCCGCACTGTTTACATAAGACGATTTGTAAACATCTACACCAAGTAGATTGCCAACGTATCCTGGCCCTTTGGCTTGCAACATATCTTGAGTTGCTGCCATATAAGAAATTGCATTTCCAGTTTCATTTCTCAAAGAGTCTTGCAATTCAGTCAAAGCAACTGGATGCAGAATAGCTGCAAATGGTGCAATAGCTCCTTTGTTGCTTGAGGCTTTTTCTAATTGAAAAATAGCAGAGAAAAAGTCATCAACGCTCATTTGAGTTGATGCAGATCCAACGACATTACTAAAATCATCAATAGCATCAGCAGTCTTGTCAGCAAATGATGCCTCATAAGATCCAGCCATAGACTGTGCCAAACGGAATGGGTCAATATCAGATCCACCAAAGCCAGTCATTGAGGCCAAGTCAGTCATTTTATACATCAAGGCCAAACGTGCAACAGCAATATCAACATGTGAATCTGTAAATGTTTTAGTAGATGCAGAATCTGCCTCATTTGATGGAGTCTCAAAAAGATCAAAACCGTCAAGTCCTGCTTTTCTTACTCTGATGGTGTCAGAGCCAAGACCATTGATTGAGCCAGCATATGAGATGAATGGTGAGTTTCTGAGATTGGATGTGTCTCTTAGTAAAAGATTTATTTCTTGACTTATCATTGCAGAGAGTCTAAGATCACCCTCAAGAGCCAAATGAGTTGAGTCACTTTGGCCAAATGTAATCGCTTTTGCCATGTTGTTTACCTCTATATTATTTATGGTTAAAAAAGTTTGTTTACGTTGGTATCATCTTTTTTTTTGTTTTAACTGCTGTTGACTGGTGCGACCATAAACAAAATAAGTGTTGACACACAAAATGTTAAGCAAAAAGTATGCTATAAGTCTTTATATCATATTATTTAAGGTTTGTATAATGAGCACTAAAAAAGAGTTTTCACAGCACGATATAACCCAAGCAAAACACATTTTGAGACTAGCATACAGTCTTGAGAATGTTGGTGTTGACCCTGAATGCATAACTCGTATGTGTATTTTTGTTGCAACTTGTTTTGCCATGAATCATCAAATTAGTGCAGAGGAGTACAAAAAAATAATACAAAACACATGGAATGAGATGCTTGAGACAGTTGGAGATGATGCTTTTGAGATTGTCACTGATGATGTCAATGCAAAAACTTGGATTGGCAAACCAATCACAGATGAT